ATTCTGCTTTCTGAGGAGCTTCTAAATCTTCCGTCGGGTCATTGATAAGTAAAAAACTGACTGTAAATAGAAAAACAAATCCAAGAATTAAGTTGAAAAGTAAATCAATAAAAGCCAGGTTGCTGGTGTATTGATATCTTCTCATTCAACTCCATTCTCAGCCATCACTAACTGACTTTTAATTAACACACTACTAATCAATCCAATCAGTGTGGTAAGTAGAGCGGTTCCCATACCATTTGCCATTTGTCCTAGGCTTTGTTGAACTGCTACAGTATCTGCAATATTCAAATTACCAAATACAGAATAAAGCATGTAGATGAAACCAATCACGGTTCCAATCATGCCCAAGCTGATACAAAGTTCACTGATGAACCATTCTTTTTCATAAAATACGACTTTATTATTTCGAACCTTATTCCATAATTTATAACCAATTACGATTGTGGTTGCTACAAAAAGGGCAGCAATAACGATTGTGAGTTTTGTGAGGTCGTGTGTGTATATAAACATACCGAAATTAAAATACCAGGCGGTCGCTACGCCTGCAACAATCAATGTAATTAACAACCACCATTTCAAAAATGTGTTCATTAGGTTCTCCTTTTATTGAGTAGTATTAGCGGTCTCTTGATTGTACCACTGTTCTCTTTCTTCTTGTGTGTCATAATCACTACCTTTATAAACAAAGGTTTCAAAACCAAAATCATCAACTTCATTATAACCATAAATTTTGATCAATGTATGTTCATTAGCAGGATCATTCAGTGCTGATCCGGCTGATTCATCTTGAATCGTACCAGAAGTTTCAGACAAAATTCTTTCTGAAGTTGGACCAGCGATGTTAATTTTATCTTTCTTGAGTAAATCAGCACTCGCACCTGGAGTCACAATTGTATGTGTCTCAATTAAAACTGTATTGACTTTTGGATAATCTTTGATTGGTGGGAAAATCCACGATTTGGCAGTCAGAGACAAATCAGCAATCAATAATCTTCTTTCTTGTAAACCATCATATTGATCTTGCCAAGTCACACCATTCAGCATGAGCGGAACATCAATATCAATCTTCATTTCAGGTATTGCTCGATATGTTATATTTAGATTGGGCGCAAAGTAAGGAAGTATTTTTTCAACAAGTTGTGTCAAATCTTCCGCATATTTTGTCACAATTGAAACAGAGAAATCAAAGTTGTAAGGCACTGCATTATATTGAAGAAGAACATCTTTTTTATTCTTCTCATCTTTTGTAGGACGACCACGACCACCTGTTTTAGGCATTTGTCTGGTTGAATCATAATTCAATCCTTCAAAAGCAAATCCGATACGAGGGAGTGTGTAGTTTGAATTCTTTGTTTCAACAGAGGGTGCTTCACGAACTAAGGTGAGCAATTTATCACGATTTGCAAAACTAATAGGAACACTAATCTTTTCTTCAATATCACCAGTCTTATGATTTTTACGAACAAGAATCATTTTTGAAAACAATGATCCAATAATGACAACAAGATTACGAATCGTCTGATGATATTGATCCTGTTCATCGACGGTGTTTGTGAAAAACATGATGTGTTTATGCTAAAGGATTATTTGGATCCCAATCAATCAATTTTTCGCCTTGGTCTCGAAACTCTTCATTTGTTTCTAAGTGTCGAATTTCTTCTGACTTATTATCAATATGTTGTATCATTTGAGTGACTCGAGCTTTTGCTCCAGACTTCTCACCAATCAGAATTTCTTCAGGTTCAAATAAGCCATTTAAATGTGTGATTGAAAGGACTTTCTTTCTTGGATAGAATTTTTTGACATCACCAATAAAGCCGGTTGTTTGACCTGTCACTCTTTCGTTTGTGGCAAATCGTCCATCAATGTCATCAAGGGGTATATCAAGACTATAAATTTCTTGGTCCGATTCATCAATTTGCTTAACGTTTGTTTGAATTTGTTCGTGACTTGGTGTGTAAAGCTCACAAGACAAACGATAATTTGGAAATATACCTGCTTGTAAAAATCCAGGCTGTTGATAATCAACATATGTGATCGTATATAGCCTGGCATCAACTGGTAAAAAAATCAAATCACCTTCATGAGGTCGTTTTCGATCAGGAACTTTTGTCTCATCAAATCTTCTTTTTGAGAGAGTCAGTGTGATTTGTTCTTCAATTTGTAGACCAAATTTACCCAGTAGTGCTTGACCCACATAACCATCTGTTTCTTCCATCAACATTTCAATCAAGTATGCGTGTTCAAATCTCTGGTCATCATCTGAACCCATCAAAACATCATAATTGAAATGTTCTTTTGGTAGGTAAGATACATTCATTCCTTTGATTTGAATAATCTCATCATGTAAATCTTGTACTAAATTTTGTTCACCTCGATAATTATAATGATTGAAATGAATGTTGGCTTTCATTTGTTTTGACTGAGTATACTTCTTATTTGTGATTTGAGAGAATTGAATGAATCCTGGTCATTATTTTTATATGCTTTTAGAATTTCTTGGTAAAGTTTTTTTACTTGAGGATTTTTTGTTGACTCAATTGCCTTTTTCAAATCATTTTGCATCTTACTTGGTGAAAAGACTTTAAATTTTTCTTTATCAATTGGCTTATAATTTTTTAGTTCTCTTACATCAATTCCTTCGGTAATGGTTCGAAACGATTGAAAACTTTCTCCTATCGATTTCTTTTCAGCAGATTTTGATTCAACTTCTGGTTTTTTATCAATTGCCTGTACAGGTTTTGTAGTTTGTATACCACCAAGATGAAGTAATTCTTTTTGCAAATTACGGAGTGGAATAATTTTTTCTCTACCATTTTTTTCAAGTGTAATTGTATCAAAAACTTTTTCTTCTTTGAGCAAAGAGACCGCAAAAGCTGTGGCATAATGATCAAATTCAGATTTAGGTTTAACTTGCTTTGCCTTTTTAGGTGCTTGTTGAGAAGCTTTTGTTTGTTCTTTATCTGCCGAGGCTTTACTTATATCACTAGGTGCTCCTGTGATGGTCGCAATCAAGGCCATTCCTCCGGCCAGTGCTTGTTTCCATTTTTCTTCAAGAACTTCTTCATAGCCTGTCCATTCATTAAGAATGTTACCCCAAGTTCGATAAACAATCGAATCGTTTAGTTCTTCTTGCTCTCTTTCTCTTTTTTCTTTTGCCCTTTGTTCTGCTTTTGCCTTTTTATCTGCTTGAAAAGTTTTAATAATGTTATCAAGAACTTTTGTTCTTTCTTCAAGGTTATTTTTTTGTGCCCATTTTTTTAGACTGTCGCTGCCATTTACTTTATATCCTAATTTTGCGAGTAGATGATAGAGAGTAAACAAATTGTGTTTATTCACCATTTCTCTTTCAGTTTCTGTACTGACCATATTCGCAGCATCAAATAAATCTTTTTCAATTGGTCCCAAAGGTAATTCAACTAAGCGATTATTTTTCATCGCAACAATATAATCTTTACCTTCTTTTTTAAATGTCAGATAGAATTTTGATGTATTCTTTGTTGATGCTTTTAGATAACGAAGAGGGAACTCGAGCTTTTCAACAATTTCTTTAATTTCGTTTTTATATTCACCTTGTTCAACAAATTTTTTGATATAATTCACACCTGAATTGTTATAGAGTAATGGATAAATTGTATCTTCAGATGTGCCAATACCATGTGTTCTTTCGAGTGTAGCAAGAGGTGAGAAAGAACTCTTTGCTTGTTTTGAATTGTCTAAACGATTCTTTGAATAGTTGAGTTGTTTGTCTGATAAAAAACCAGCAGCCTTTTGTGCTGTATAGATTTTAGGTAATTCCTTTTCGCTCAAATCAGCAACCTTTAAATGTTCCATCAATTTATCTTTGACACTTTTTTCCATTTCAGGAATATAAAAATTTGCGATAATTGTGCCATCTTTGAAACAATTCTCTGTAGCTTTACCCTGTTGCTTCTCGCCAATTTCATGAAGTTCTCGACTCAATGTATATTCTGCGGTGCCAATTGTTAGCACTGGATTCTTTTTAGTGGTTTCAATGATAAAATTAGTATAATTTTCTTCACCCATTAGTTCTTTAGGTGGGCGAATTCGATTTTCTATAAAAAATTTATACATTGCGTTATAAAATCTTGTGACTACACAGTTAACAATTATACCTAAACGTTCTTCTTTATATTGTGTTTCATTTGCTGCTTTATTTTTAAGCAAAGCACGAACACCAGCTGGTAGTTTACTGTTAGGTGAATCAGCAGCCTCTGACAATTCATTGAGAACATGCTGATAATAAGTCATGTCATCACAAACAAAAATCTTATAACCATATTTTCCACTACTGATTAGATTCTTGTGGTCAATTGGTTTACCTTTTTCATCTAATGGAAAACGATATCCCGTTGTTGTCTTTTCAAGAAGAACACTTTCATTTGTTTCTTTTTGTTCAGGCTTTTCTTCTTGTTCCAATTGAGGTTGAACTTTTTTTGATTTGAGTTCTTTTAGAAAATCAAAAAATTTTTCTTCAAGAGATTTGTCAAAGCCTTTTTTTGTAATTTTATTAATTGCGTTGTTGATGAAACCCTTGGATGTTCGGTTCATAATCAATGGATGAAACGCTAAATCATTTTGATAAACTCCACGAATAAAGGCTTTACATAAACTTTCAGGATTTTGATTTGCTCCCGCAGAAGTCATATACATTCCTGTTTCACCAGGAAACAATATTTGACCAGAATCATCTACACGAAGAGAACTTTTATCCCATAAAGCTTGTTTTGTGAGTTTATGTCGATTAGCGGCTGCGTCCCAACGAAGACCTGCCCAAAAGTTTTCAGCAGACATCGTAGGTCCCTTATTCTTATGTTTGATACCAACGTATAAACATTCTCGAGAGGGTGCGCCTACTTGAGTTGGTCCGGCTTTTGGTGATGGATAAATGACAAAATATAAGTAATAACTAGCAGCATTGAAAGATGTGTTTTCTTCTTCTTTCTCTTCTTCAGCTTCTGTTATATAAGTTTCAAATTCTTCAAAATCTTCTTTCGACTCGATAGTAAATTCTTTAAATCCTAACATTATTCGTCCCAAAATGCTTTTATGCGAATGCTAATTTTTAATCTTTTCAGAGCAGGTGAATCTATTTTTTCTTTTTTAAAACCATTAGGTATTTTTATACGGTCAAAAAAATGTTCGTATAATTTTTTTCTTTTCTCATTGTCGCCATATTTTAAATAAACACTTACACTTATAATATCTTGAGAACCTAAATCAATGTCCTCTACACTTATAAAATTATTCACAGCATCTTGAATTGTGGCGAGAATTCTTTCTGAAGATTCACGGTCTTTGTTCAATTCATTTTCAAGGTCGCTTGGAATATCAACTATAAAAGTTTCTCTTGCGCCTTCAACTGATTCAAATGGAATTGTGAAATCTTTACCCTCAATACGAAGTTGATAATCATATTTGAGAGTGCGGTCTCTCTTTTTACTCGACGCATAATCATCATAACCCATACGAGTTTTGATGGTAAAAAAATAACTTCTGTTTAGCTGGAGTGTTTCAGCCATTTGATTCCTCTTTCAAAAAGAATAAATATGAAATAGATTACTGTAACTATTTATGATTATAAGAAATCCAATATACACTATTTTTCTCAACTTGTCAAGCTAAAAATATCATGTCAGCACAGGCTATTGCTCTACAGAACTACAAACGAAACCCTCATCTGAAAAGAGTGGGTCAAGAAATACCTTTCACCCGTGAGCAGGTTGAAGAATACATTCGCTGCCGTGATGATGTTGTTTACTTTCTGAACAACTACTTTTACATCACCACGATTGACAGAGGCAAGCAAATCATTGAACTCTGGGATTATCAGGAAGATATCATCAATCTGATTCATCAGAATCGTAAAACCATTGTTCTGTCAGCCCGTCAGATTTCAAAGACTACTACAGTCTGTGGTTACATTCTTCATTACATTCTGTTCAACAGTTCCAAGAACGTAGCGATTCTTGCCAATCAAAAGAAGATTGCGGTCAAGAGCCTTCGATTAATAAAACAAGCGTATGAGCAAATACCCCTGTGGATGCAACAGGGTGTGATGGCATGGAATGTCAACTCAATTGAACTTGAAAACGGATGTGTTGTGATGACATCAGCTTCGACAGGAGACAGTATTCGTGGTGAAACAATCAACTTTCTGTATGTGGATGAGTGCGCTTTCGTGGATAACTTTGACACTTTCTGGTCAGCAAACTATCCTACCATCTCATCTGGAACCACATCGAAAGTTGTGATGACATCCACACCGAAAGGATTGAATCACTTTTACAAATTCTGGACAGAAGCGGAAGCAGGTGTCAATGACTTTGTTCCCTACAAGGTGATGTGGGATCAACGACCGGGGCGAGATGAAGAATGGAAGAAAAAAACAATTCAAGAGTTTGGTGAAGAACAGTTTCTTGTGGAGCATTGCTGCCAGTTTTTAGGAAGTACAGACACACTGATTGATTCA